AGTCATAAAAAAAGGGCCTAGTGGCCCTTAATTTATTAATTTATAATGCTAAATTTATTTTTTACCTGCAACCTTTTGAGCGGCAACTGCTACGTCAATAGCAAATGCACCTTCTCTATACGGATCTTCTGGATCTGCTGATGTGTCTGGATCACGCATATCTTTTGGTACTGTAGGAAACATCATAACTGCTTGCCATGGCTCGTAACCGTTTGCTTGTGCCCAAGCTGGCAAATCTCTTAGTCTTTGTCTGTAATCTTTCCAAGTCTGTTGAATAGCCTCAGGAGCATCTGTCTGTCCAACTTTAGCGTCTGTATCATGTAATTGTGAATCTCTAACATCTCTAAGATCTTGCCATGTTAGATCCATTTTTGTACCTGTTGCGGCCCAATCATGAATACCAATATTAAATGTTTCTGTAGCAAAATCATATGTAATGTTTTGTTCGTCGTAAACATCTCTTGGCTCTAATTCGTCTGTATATTCAACATCCATATAACCGTCTGGTGCGTCCCAAAGAACTTTCCATTCTCTTTGACGTCTTAATTGTACACCTTCTTCTTTACCATCATCATTACCAATTTCACATAGTAAAGGATTTTCTTTACAGTCAACAGTAACTCTTGTAATATCTGCGGCAGTTGGTCTTTCAAGATCCGTCTTTTCCCATAAACACCAACCAGATTCTTTTTGGTAGTTGTCTGTATCTGCAGGGTCATTACCTACTTCAAACGTTAAAAATTCAGGACCTTTATAAGTAAAGGTGCCGGTTCTTCCGTTTTCAAAACTATTTTTTCTCCACTCGTCCCAAATTGGGTAAGTAAATGTTTTTTCAATTTTTCTCATGTTATTCAGCTCCTAAAACTATTTATCATTTACATGAATGTTATTCGAACAACGCCTGAGCCGCCTTGTCCAGATCCACCTGCACAGCACTTAGCCCAGTTACCACAATATGAACTAACGCCTGGCATTCCGCCCCCTGCTGGCCACTCAATATGGCAACCGCAGTTACACCATCCTTCGCTAGTTACTGATACTGTCATTTTACCAATTAATGGAGGTTGTCCTGATCCTGAATACTGATACACACAGTGACAGTAACCATGTCCTGGTTCCCATCCTGTAGATCCCATCATTCCAAAATCTGCTCCAAAAATACCACATCTATTACAGTTTTCACAACCAAAGTGTGTGTGTCTTGGACCCCATGCGTCTCCGTTACACATCCAGCCACCACAGCCGCCTACTGTACAAAAATTCGATAAGTTATGTCCGTTTACATAACTCTTACAACCCATACTTGCACCACAAGTATGTGCTTTACCACACGGCCAAGCACCACCAGCACATACACTGTACTGACATCCTGGAGATGTTGCAATAGTCTTAGACCCATAATTGCCTCCAGCGCCGCCAATTGAAAATGAACAACAGTTACAGCAAGTGTGACCTGGGCCACCACCGCCACCTGACCAAATTTCGAATGTTACTGTACTTGCACCATCTGGTACACACCAGTAACAACACTTTCCGTTTGCTTGTTGACAGCAACCTGATTGTCTAGCACACTGATGACATTGCATGCCACGTTCATTGTAAATCCATTTTACACCCATATTGTTACCGTTACCGTGTGCGATATCAGCGGATGTAATTGTTCCGTTAACTATACTGTCATTTGCTACTTTTTTATAACTTGCGTATGTTGCCATTTCTTATCCTTACTATGCGAATGTTATTCTAACCATGCCTGATCCACCCATATTGCCGCCTGCACAACATTTTGCCCAGTTACCACAATATGAACTCATTCCTGTTTGTCCGCCACCTGCTGGCCAGTTAACATAACATGCACAGTTACACCATGCTTGTGTAGTTGCGCCTGCACTATGTCTGCCTACAAAAGGTGCCGCACCTGACATTCCCCAGTCACCTGATTTACATTGACATCCACCGTGTCCACCTGTTACCCCGGTTGATCCCATAATTCCAAAGTCTGCTCCAAAAATTCCACATATATTACAATTACCACATGTTTGTGTATGGTTCGGTCCCCATGCACCACCGTTACACATCCAACCCGGACATCCACCTGTAGTACAGAAGTTACTTAAATTTGCACCATTAACATAACTCTTACAACCCATACCTGCTACACAAGTATGTGATTTACTACAACGCCATGTTCCACCTGCACAAATTGAATATGTACAACCTGGACATGTATCAATAGTTTTTACACCGTAGTTACCGCCTGATCCACCTGCAGAGTGCATACAGTTGTTACAGCAAGTAGCGCCTGCGCCACCGCCTCCACCTGACCAAATTTCAAATACTACTTTTGAAGTGTTAGCTGGAACTGTCCAGTAACAACACTTACCATTTGCTTGTTCACAACAATCGCCAGCATCTGAACATGCTTGACAATACATGCCACGTTCATTATAAACCCAAAATACACAATATTTGTTACCAGCGCCTGCACCTAGTTTAGCCGCCGTAATACTATTTTCTTGGAAGTTGTCTGCTGTTAATGTTTTATAACTTGCGTATGTTGCCATTATTTTCTTTCCTTATACAAACGTTATTTTTACTATGCCAGATCCGCCTTGACCTGAACCACCTGAACAGCATTTTGCCCAGTTGTTACAGTAACTAGATGTTCCTGGAACACCGCCGCCTGCTGGCCAAACAATATGACATCCACAAGCACACCACGCTTCGTTAGTAGTTGTACCAGCGTATACACCCATACCTGCGGCCGCTCCTGTCCAACCTGTTTGTCCGTGACATCTACAAGTTGTTGTACCTGCTTTAATACCCATACCGCCCATCATTCCAAAGTCAGCACCAAATATTCCACAAATTAAACAGTTCGCACAGTTTGTTACAGCATGTCTTTGACCCCATGCATCACCATTACACATCCAACCGCCACATGCCCCAGTAACACAAAAGTTACTTAGGTTGTGACCGTTAACATAGGATTTACAACCCATGCCCGCTGAACACGTATGTGATTTACCACATGGCCAACTTCCGCCTGCACAAACACTATATTGACATCCTGGATTGGTATCAATTGTTTGAATTGCATAGTTTCCGCCTGCACCACCAATTGCAAATGAACAACAATTACAACATGTATGTCCTGGACCGCCGCCTCCGCCGCCCCAAATTTCAAATGTTACTTTGTAGACATTGTCTGGTGCACACCAATAGCAACATCTACCATTTGCCTGTTGACAACATCCTGATGTTCTTGCACACATATGACATTGCATACCGCGTTCGTTGAATACCCATTGTGTCTTACGACAAGCACCTGCACCAGGTTGTAACTTGGTACGTGTGATTGATCCGTCGGGTATTCCTTCCGATGTAACCTTTTTGTAACTGCTGTATGTTGCCATTTACGTTTCCTTAATAATTCTCTATACAGTGTAGATACGCCATCCGTAGCTATCGCCCGAATAAACAATATCAAATGCCGCGCCTTCTGTACTAACAGTCAAATTGGCCGAATCGCCTTGTATTAGTTTACCATTTCTTGCTAGTGTCAAAGCATTGGAGTCAAAAGTTTTTCTTAAGTCAAAGAATCTTATGACGTCACCTACTGCTGGTGAACCTGGAAGTGTAATAGTAAATCCGCCGCCGTTAGTATCACAGAATAACTGTTCTCCTGATGCCGCTGAATACGTTGTTGTAACTGTCTTAGCACTCAAAGTACCCACTGGTAACCATGCTGATTGATCAGTACTATAAAGTTCTAACACACTTAAATCTGTGTTGAATCTTAAAGCACCACCGCCTGCATTAGTAGTTCTTTGTGCTGTAGTTCCAAAAGGGACAGTTAAACCTGGTGAACCTACTGATATTCTTCTTCCCATTGCTTTATCCTATCCTTATGTTATGCCGCTGGTACGGCTGTTTCAATACCCATAACCATTGAGGTTACAGATGCTTGACTTGATCTTACCACAACTTTTTTAGTTGCGTCAATTACAATACCAGTTCTCTCTAGTACGCCATTTGGACCAACGGATACATCATACTCTAAGTATTCTGCCGCTCCTGGTGTATCACTAGTACTTGTTGATAATCTAATGTTTGTTGTATTCGAACCTCTGTTACAAAAGTTGATAGTAACAACACTATATGTATCAGCTGGTACTGTATAGATCGTAGTATTTGTATTTGCTGAAAGATCGCTTGATCCTAATATTCCTGATGCCATTTTATTACTCCTATGTTAGTATTTAGCCATTATGTTTTACTTGTTAAAAAGTACGCAAATGCAACTGGACTTCCACTTACACCGCCGTTAAAGTTCATTCCCGTAGTTACAGTAATTGGACTATTATCGGTTGTACCTATTGTATTACCAGTAATATTTATTTTACCTGCTGTAACTGCGTTAACGTTCAGAGAGCTACTACCTCCACCAATCTGTGAATTGATGTATGTGATAATTGCTCTTTGTGTCGGAACAACGTTATCTGAACTAGCACTAAATGTACCATCTGTACTAAATTCATTAATAACAGCGCCGCCTTGTCCTAAGCCAACTGCACCTAGTGACAATTCTTGTAGTCCTGCTAAACTAAATGCACTTGTATTCAAGCTCGCAGATCCTGTTGACTGTTCAACGTTGAACAATCTACCTACTCTAAAGTTACCATCTTGGTCAGTACTTGTGTAGAATATTCTACCTCCGCCAGCTTCGTGAACTTCGTCATTTGGATCGTTAGCAACAGATGGTGTTCCTGGATAGTTTGTACTTGCAAAATTACCTGTACCAATATCTAGGAAGTCATGTCCTGTTAATCTAACTTGACTAAATCGTTTTCTTATTGTAATGTTAGTGCCATGCTCTGGAGAAGTTTCAACTCCTAAGTCTGGTGACACTTGTAAGTTAGCAGTATAGTTTCCTGCACTGCCTAACAATTCTCTAACAAACACAATTTTAAAGAATCTACTATCGCCATCAAGTTGTAAGTTTGCACCTTCAACTGGAACATCACTCATTCCGTAAACGTTCATAAATTGTGCTGATTGATAAATGTCAGCATAACCATCACCTGTTACAGTACCGCCAGCTGTTTCAAAGTCTGTACCTCTTGCAGTCCATGTAGGCTGTGCTAGTACACCATTACCAACTCTACATTGCCATGGAACTTCAGTAGTTTCACTTGGGTCTGTAATTGTTAGTGTCGGAGTACTTGTATAACCGCTACCTGGATTAATAATGTAGAACTGTGTAATTCTGCCAGTTGTAACACCTGCTCTAACTTGAGCACCACTACCACCGCCACCAACTACTTGGATTCTTGGTTCAATACTATATGCTGTTGTAGCGTCTAGTGTTGCCTGGATACCGTTTGTTGGATGCCATGTTTCCCATCCTGCCGCATTATCACTTTCTTTTGCAATATTAGCAACTTTAGTACCTGGATTGTATGAAGCAATAAATCCATACTGCCCTGCGCCTGTACCTGCTGTAATTACAACTCTCATACCAACGTATTTTGTACTGTTAGCTGTTTCAGTGTTTGACAATGTAATAGTCGTAGCATTACCTGCCTGTGCAGTGTTTTCACTGCTAGAGTAACCTCTACCACCAATTGAGTCTGAATCGTTAAACAGTCCATCGCTATTAGTATCTTTTTCATTGTAACTGGATCCGTCATCTGGGTTACGTAATCTAACTTCGAACAATCCATTGTTTACATAGTTACCGTTAGCTACTACTGCACCATATCCATCTCCACTAATTGTGTAAGTTGAACTTGAGTAGTTATTACCAGCGTTAGTATATTCAAAATGTATAATTTGATTACCGTCTGTTAATGCTCTACCAATTTGTGCTTCAAGTTTTCTATTGTTCACACCACCTGTTGTTGGAATCTCAGTAACGTCAATAAATTCTGATACTGCACCTCTGTCACCGTATGAACAGTTACCATTAGTACCACGTATCTTACCGCCGTTTTCAGCTAGGTAACCAATATGTCCATAGTATGAGAACACTGAAACAAGTTCTGCTCTACCTAAGTTAGTAACCCATGCACCAATACCATCACTTAAAATCTGCGTAAAGTCGTTAGCAACAATAGAATCGTTACCACCGTTGTGTAATGAACCATCAATTTTTAATCCAACACATGCAGTACCAAAGTTTGTTACACCTTGTACATATGGAGAACGTGTTGTAATCCATACTCGATCATCATCTGGACCCCATCCTGGATCCAATGAACAGTATGCTCCTGCTGTTGGACGTTTAGTTCCGTATGCGTTTGCTGATCCTAGTACACCTGTTAATCCGCCTAGTGTTTGGTTTCTAATACCTGTACCATCTCTTAGTAGGTACATATTTTCTAATGCAGAACCGTTTACACTGTTACCGTACATTAATCCTGCTGTTAGTGTAGCATAGTTACTACCTTCGCCTGTTGCATTAATTAAGTCATATATGAATGCATCAATATAATGTGCAACGTCTGATTTACAAGTTGTTTCGTTAAACGTATATGACGGATAGTTAACATTAATATATTTTGTTACATCTTCGCCAATAAACGCTTTATTCAAATGCAGTATTCTTGCCGCCGCAAACTTAGTTTGATCATCAACTCTTTCATTCGCACCTCTATATAATGGTGCTGTACTATCGCCTGATGCGCCGTTAACTAAATAATCAATTTGATCATAAAGTTCTGTACATAAGTTTTCAACATAAGTTGATACACCACTAGTACTCCAAGGCTTACTAACATTCTGTGTAAGTGTGTTACCAGTTTGTCTTGTAATAGCTGTACCTTCAATAACGTCATCAATAATTGATTTCATGTGCAAAATACCAGCTAGTGAATAAGTTGTATCACTTGCTTGTGTTTGCTGACCTGCTGGTTCAACCCTTGTACTACGTAGTTCGTCACCAACAATAGCTGTTAGTTCTGGAACTCTAATAGGTAGTACTTCTTTGTATGTTCCTGTTTTAACATAGATAACTTTGTGTGTTTTCTTTGCTGTTGGAACTGTATAACCTGCACCTAGTGAAACTGCTGAAGTAATAATAGCCATACTTGCTGTTAACTCTGCTAATGCAGTTGCTTCTTCAACTCTTGTAGCATCTTTAATTTGTAAGTATCTATCAGCTGATGCAACACTATCTAAATCTTGATAGTCTGCTGGAGGTGTAGCACTATCTAGTACATCTTCTACTAGATCAATTACAAAGTTAAGTGCCGCAACATTTTGTGATTCTCCACCTGTTGTAAAGTAATCTGGACTTACGTTGTCTTTCATTGCTTGTGCAACTCTAACAGTATGTATGTTTCCACCTTTTTTAAGATCTAATACAATACCGTCTAAAGCAAAACCTGCTAGTCTTTGGAACTTAGCTTCATCAAAAGCAAAACCAATAAAGAATGGTGATGTCTGTGTAATGATTTGTCTCTTAGCCCATTTAGCAGTTTCGTATGCTATAAACATTCTGTTTTCTTCTAACAGTGATGCCGCATTTGGATTCTTAGGTCCTTTTTCAATTTCTTCACATGCGTAACGAATTGATTTCCAAGGACGATCAAGTGTTGCGCCGCCTGTTGGGAATACTTTATTTGCACCGTTAGTTGCAACATAGTAAACATCTGGAGTTAAACCAAAATCTCTCCATTCAGGTATTCCACTTGCACTAACGCTTAGTACTTGTCCTTCGCCACCAATTGGTAATCTTGCAGGACCTGATCCTGAACGATAAAGTAAATCACCTTCAGTGGTAATTGCTGATTCTTCAGCACCACTTGCTAGTGTATTCCAATATGTACCATCATCTGCTGATGGTTTATTAGTACCACTTGATGTGTGTGCAAGGATACAAATATAACTTATTAAGCCTTCACGTACTGTATCACCTGCATCATATAATGTAGCAGTTGTCCAACCGTTTTTCCATTCAATACCTTGGTTTAGTCTTGACCAATAAGTAGTGTTTGGTGGACGTTGTGCTTGGTTGTCAGCAATAGCTAGGTAAGTATAACCACCTAGTCTAACAACATCACCAATTCTGTAATCTTGGTTAGTAGAGTCATCTCCCCAGTCACCTCTATTATTAAAGCCTGAAGTTACTAGATCAAATTTAGAACTTGATGCAGGATTTTCTGCAAAAACATTATCATTAGCAACATATTGGTTACCACCATAAGTTACAAAGTCACCTGGTTGATATCTTTCATCTGGTTGCCATGAATTTTCAAATTCTAGTCCAGGTACAAATTTTTCCCAATTCGCAATATCTGCTTGTAGTGTACCTAACTGTGAATCATTATTAGTAACAACCGATGTGTGATGAGTAGTACAAATATAAAGTGTTGCACCAAATAGTACAATGTCGTTAACTTTATATCTATAAGCGTTAACCCATTCGCCTAAATATTCAAAACCTTTGTTTAAATAATCCCACTTGGCTTGATCTCCTTCGAGTCCGCCTGCGGCTGTAGCATTTGAAGTGTGCCCAGTATTACAAACATAAAGTGTTCCACCATATCTAATAATATCGTTAATTTTGTAACGAGTTGAAATAGCCCAATTCTGTTTCCAGTCTTGACCTTCTGAGAACAAATCCCATTTTAAAATATCTTGTTCAAGTCCAAGTGCATTACTAGCCGCGGCAGTGTGACCAGTGTTACACAAATAAATGTTACCACCATATTTTACCAAGTCGTTTGCTTTATAAACTGTTCCAGCTACCCAATTATCTTTCCAGTCAATTGATGTAGCAAACTGATCCCATTTTGATTGATCAGCTTCTAATGTTGCTTGTGCTGTGTGGCCACTGTTACAAATGTAAATAATACCACCATATCTTACGATATCATTAATTTTGTAAAATGTTGATGTTGACCAATCACTTTGCCATTTTGTACCATCACTGAATAAGTTCCAATGTGATGCGTCTGTGTAGAAATCAGCACTTGAAGTATGCCCTTTCACTGCAACGTAAGTACGTCCACCGTACCTAATTACGTCATCTTTTAGGTAACTCGTTCCTGTTGTCCACGAGTCCTTCCAAATAAATCTAATTCTACCTAGCTTAAATTCTGCCATTTTTTGCTCCGTTCTTGATATTATACATATTTATCATTATCCGTTAAAGTCATCTCGTTCAGTTCTGCCCGACATAAACATGTTTAGTGCGGCTAATCCACCGCCTAGTGGTCCGTTAACAGTCATATCAACTAATACATTAGCCTGTGAGTCTGGAACATTTACTCCAGCTGTGTTTGACCATGTAGTGTCTTCGAATACTAACTGACCTGCTGTTAGTTTGTTTGTAAACAAATTAGATCCACCACCATTAAATCTATTTTCTATATATAGTTTCAACGCTCTTTGTGTTGGAATAATATTGTCTGAGTTAGCAACAAAAGTGTTATCAGTACTAAATTCTCTAATAACAGCCTGTGTTCCGCCAACTCTAATTCCACCAAGTCTTAACTCGTCTAGTCCTTCTAAGTCAAAGAAGTCTGCACTTAATGTAACTCCACCTTGTGCTTGTGAAACTCTAAATAGTTCACCAACTCTGTAGTTACCATCTTGGTCTGTACTTGTGTAGAATACTCGTCCGCCATTTGATTCAACAACTTCATTTGCTTGTCTTGTTTCATTTGAGGCAGTTTGTCCAAATACATAAAGTCCTGGGTAATTTGTATTAGCAAAGTTACCTGTACCAATGTCTAGGAAGTCATGTCCTGTAAGTCTACAGCTACTATAACGTTCACGTATAGTAACTCCTGTTCCATGTATTGGTGCTAATGCACGACCTAGAACTGGACTAATTTGGAATGTAATTTCAATATTTGGTGCTACGCCGGTTGATTGTGTAACTTTAACTAATCTATAAATTACATCACTTCCTGTAAATCTTACGTTTGCACCAGGACCTGGAATTAAACTTAGTCCACTAATTTTCATAGTGTTACCAATTTGTAATTCTTCTCCAAAACCGTTACCAGCTATTGTTACAATCGCACTTTGATATCCTGTACCTCTATTAACAAAAGTTGGTTGCGGTAAAGCACCATTGTTAATATCAACAACGTAGTACGGCTCGCCATACTCTTCAGGATCTGTAACTGTTACTGTTGGTGGAGTAATATATCCACTGCCTGGATTGTAAATATTAAACTGATTTAATTTTCCATCTTTTACTTCAACTCTTGCAAATGCTGTTGCACCACCAGTAATAATATTACCAACTGATCCTGCATTTGATAAGCCAACCCATGTTGGCAAGTTATTTCTAAGTCCGCCTGCTATTGCTGTTAAGTTTCCTGTAGCTTCTCTTACTGTCCAACCGTATCCATTATCTGAACTTACTGTTGTACCAGTACTACTTACTGCTAAGAATGTACCTTGTGTATAACCAATTTTCCAATTTTCTCTACCCGAGTCTCCAACTAATTGTGCGTCTGACCAAGCAGTACCAGTGTCACTGTAGATAACTCTATCTGACTGTGCCATCGTTGCAATCCAACAGTTGTTACCAAAAACTAAATCGCTATATACTTCTGGTGCCGCAGGTGTTACTGCCGCTCCTGTTGTCCAACTTACACCGTTGTTTGTTGAAATAACCGTAGTACCGTCTTCAGCGATTGCAATCCATTTGCCTGCACCGTATGCTAGTCCTACCCATGTAGTTGCACTTCCGCCAGTTGCTACTGTAGTCCAACTTCCTGAAGGAACTTGTGTTGAGTCTCCGCCAGTTTCAAGTGTGTTTTTATAAATGTTTGCACTACCTGTTGCTAGTGCCATAATAGTATCGTTATTAGGTCCGCCAACTTCTACATGCTTCCATGTTGTACTTGCTGGAAGTGTTGAATGATCAAAGTTAATACCATCATTTGAATAAACTAATTTGTTACTACCATCTGCTACTGCCGCTATAACTGGACCATTTTTTGCAAAACCTGACCAACTTAAACTATAGTCTGGTAAATCTCTAAGTGTCCAAACTGCTCCATCTGTTGAAACATAAAAGTCATTTGTTCCACTTGGTGCATAATACCACATACCAATGCTTGGACTATAGCCCATATCAAGTGCACCTGTTTGTACACTATTATTAGACTTACTAAACGTTGGACTTGTAACACTAACTCTTGGCTCGTAAAAGTAAACTGTGGTTGCTGTTAATGCTGTTACGTTTAATTTACCTGGAACAATATTATCCCAACCTGGTGAGTTAGTTGATTCTGTATATACTGTTGCAGTAAATGTTGCCGGATTATAATTTTGAATCCATCCATACTGACCAGCTCCAATACCTTCTGTAATAAGAATACGCATTCCTATTAGCTGAGCCGCAGTTCTTACTTCTGAAGCCGCTAAGATAATGCTTGATAAATCTCCGCCTTGTGCTGAGTTACCAAAAGATTTAAATCCTCTACCACCAACGTTTGTACTGTCATCTGGTAATTGTAAATCAATTTTTGAAATAGCACCTTGTCTAAACTCATCAAATTGCATATCTAATCCAACACCTGATGCTTGTGTAGTTGATGCTGTTGCTTGTGTATATGTTTGTCCTGTGTTTTTGTATGCTAGTGCAAGTATAGAAGTACCTGTTGACCAAACTTCGTCAACTGTTGCTTCTCCGCTTTGGTTATTAACTGTAGCATTTTGCGGAGTTTCTGTTGAATCAAATCCTTCTGATACACTACCAAACGTTCCGTAAGAGTTGTTACCATTAGTAGCACGTAAAATTCCGCCAGCTTCTGCTAGATAACCAATATGTGCATAATATGTAAACACACTAACTAGCTCTGAACGTCCTCTGTTTGTAGCCCAGTAACCAATACCGTCACTTAGTACTTGTGTAAAGTCATTAGCAACAATCGATCTATTACCACCGTTGTGTAATGCGCCATCAATTTTTAGTCCTACACAGTTGTCACCAATTGTTGTAACACCTTGTACATATGTTGATCTACCGCCTGCAATTCTTTTTAAGTTAACAGCACCTGCTGATGCACTCTTAAACAAGTGTGCAGAAGTATTAGAACTAATTCCAACATTCATTGTAATAACGTTTCCGCTTACGTTTGTAATTTCAATATTTTTACCTGCATAAGGATCTGTTGCTCTTGGGTAAGGATGATCTGTTGCATGACTGTCCATAGCACAAGTAAATACCAAACTGCTTGTATCAATTGTAACAGAATTTCCAATTTTAATATTGTGAGCCCAAGTTATAGAGTTAGCAGTAGAACTTACAAATCTGTGGTCGTAAACCCCATCTGGATTAACTCCAACATTTACAGTAATTGTTTTATCTGTTCTAGCAACAATTTTACGCTTTTCTCCATATGCTGGATCTGTAACTCTTGGATAAGTATGATCTGTTGCATAATTATCTTTTGCACATTTAAATGTTAAACTATTATTTGCAAAGCTAATTTCTTCTCCTACAGCTAATCCGTGTACTGCGTCAAATGCTAATGTCATTTGTCCTGTTGCTGGATCATAAGTTGTTCCTGTTGTAGGTGTATACTGTGCTGTTGGAAGAGTTAATGTCATTACACCTGTTGCTGGGGCATAAGTACCAGCTGTTGGTGTATACTGCATGTTGTTTACGTTTGCAATCCAAACACTTGTATCGTCTGGTCCAGTACCTGGATCTAATGAAACAAATGCTCCGCCTGTTGGGCGACTTGTTCCGTAATCGTTTGGTCCTACCAATACTCCTGTTAATCCTTTTAGTGTACAGTTTCTAAGTCCGCAACCATTTCTAACATAAAACATATTTGATATGTTGTTAGCTGATGGAATAGTTAATGCTACTTGTGGTTGTGGTACACCGTGTATATAAGTTTTTTCGCCTAGTACAACATCGCCTTGAGCAGTCATAGCTGGTCTAATTGTAGTTGTTCTAAGTTCTGCACCTACTAGTGCAACTTTACTTGGAATACTAATTGGAAGTATTTCTGCAAATTCGCCCGCCATACATTTAACTGTTGCATGTTCACCAACTCTATTAGGTTCATCTGCTAATAAGTAACTCATTGCAAATCTAATAGTTCTAAATGGAGCATTTAATGATCCACCTTGTGTTGCATCATCAACGCCATTAAGTGAAACATAATATAAATTGTCTTGTAAATCTAGTGTATCCCATGCTGGCATGCCACTAGTTGCTCTTAGTGTTTGTCCTGTTGCACCAATTGGTAAACGTAATGTGTCAATTGCTGTAGAATCTTGATCTTGGAATGTTTTTAAGTCACCTTTTCTTGCTAACTTGTTAGTTAGTGTGCCAAGTACTGCAACTTTCCAATAGTTTTGATCTGGTTGTTCTACATCTAAATCTGGTCTTGATGCTGATTCACTTGAACGATGGTATTGTAAACAAGTATAGGAAGATCCTTCCCAGTTAACTATATCACCTTTAAAGTACTCAATATTGTCTTCCCAATAGTCACGCCACTGTCTGCCATCAATAACTAATTCCCAGTATGCTGGCCATGCATCAGGCTGTAAGTTTGTACTGTCTTGGATAGCCATATATAGGTTACCTGAAAGACGTACTAGGTCACCTGTTTTGTAATCTACAAATGAACTGTCGCCGCCTTCGCCGTTCCAATCACCTCTAAACTTATAACCTTCAAATGATACGTTCCAATCAGTTCCATATTGGCTTGGTTTTAGTCCTACATTAAATGTAACTGCTTTATAAATGTAACCACCGTAAAGTACAGTATCACCTGGTTGATAATAAACATTATCTCCCCAAACATTTTCATATTCGCTACCAGGCAAGTACAATGACCATTTACTTCCGGCATAGTCTGTATTAAATCCACTTGCACCTGTTGTTGAAGTATGTCCAACTAGACACTTCATTAAGTTAGCGCCACGTTTTACAATATCGTTTTTCTTATATCTATAATCTGCTTGCCAAATACCTTCAATTGTTTCTTCTAATGATTCTGAATCTGTATAAACTTTTGATACATACTCAATACCATCAAGTTGTACTGCCCATTTAGCTTGGTCTTCTTCTAGTCCAAGTGCAATCGAATCTGCTGATGTGTGTCCTTGAACACATTGGTAAACAATACCACCGTACTTAACAATATCATTAACACGATAACGTGTACCAATTGACCATGTAGCTCTCCATGTATCACTGTCTGATAATACAGTCCAGTCACCTTGGTTAGCTTCAAGTCCTAATAGCGTAGTTGCGGCAGAAACGTGCTGATTAGTTGCTTTGTAAACTTTACCATTGTAACGTACAAGATCGTTTGTTCTATATAATGTATTAATTGTCCAGTTGTATTTCCAGTCAGCGGACGAAACAGCAACTAATGTCCATTTTCCAATGTCAGCAACTAGACCGTCTGAACCTGAAACAAATGTAGCGGCAGATGTATGTGATTCAGTACATTCGTAAATACTAGCACCGTATTTTACTAAGTTACCAATTGAATAATGTGTACTTACAGCCCAAACATTTTTCCAAACTTTACCTTCTGACTGTTTAGTCCATTTTGGTTCAGCTGGTGTAACGTCTGTACCTGCTACGTCATTATAGAAAGTTCCTGCTGTATGTGTTTTTAATGCTACATACGTAAAACCTTGGTATTGTATCATATCATCAACGATATAATCACTACCACCGGCCCATTCGCCTTTCCAGTTAAATCTAATTCTACTAAGTTTAAATTCTGCCATTTTCTTTACCTTTTACGTATTTATTCATACTCCTGCCGGGTATGTATAATCCTCATTAATTCGTGCTACTAAATTTCCGCTATCGTCAATATAATAACTAATGTTTCTATTATCCCATCTAAACTGCTCGTAGTTTAAATTTAGGTAAACCCTTTTGTGATTTACATCTCTACCTTCAAGAAAGTCTTCGCCTTGTTGAAAATCTTCGTAATTTTCTGAAGGATCACCTTCGTTATTAATTACAATACTTTCGTGACTTTTTAGTTGATCAACTTTACCAAAGTATAGTTCACCTTCAGATGTTCTACGTAATCCATAAAAATATCTTGCGTCAACTTGATTGACCATATCTGAAAGACTTTGTCCTAAACTACCATCACTCATTATACTATCTCCACTAAGCTAAGAATCACATCAAGTGACTCAGTTGTGTCCGATGTAACATACAACGTATTGCTTGCATCAAGGACAATTTTTTCACCTTTACCAATTGGCTTCATTGCGGTACTTGGAGGAATAGGCATTCCTTTAATCATGTATCCAATGGAACTTGCTTCATCGCCAATTTCGATATCAACGCTTACCATACTACCTGTTAAGTTAGCAATGTTCATACCAATAACAGTTGTACTTGTTGCGGCCGGTGTTGTGTAAACTGCTACCCGTTGAGTACCAATTTCTTTGCCTATAATATTTTTAAAATTAGTTGCCATCTATTTTTCCTAAATTGTTAATGCAAGTTTAATTGCAATTTCCTCTGCATCGTTAAATGTAACAGCACCAGTAGCACCTGCAACTGAAACCCAGTTATTACCTACATCATATATTTCAACTCTGTCTTCCACTGTATTATAACGCATCATGCCAAGTTCTGGACTAGGATGTCTATTTGCGTTATTACCAACTGGAATAACAAAACCGCCTGTACCGTCAACTTTAAAGTAGCCTGAACCTTGTTGCTTTAATGAAGTAACAGCACCGTCTATAGTATTAGTTATCTGATTTCCGTTAAAACTAAAGTTTTCAACAGCAACATAACCGCTTCCATTTGCACGTAAAAGCAAGTTTTGATTGGTTGTAATTGTTTCTAATACGTTACCGTGTACAGCAATATCATCAACTTCTAAACGTTTTGCATCAAATCTTTGTGCAGTAACATCAGCTACTAGCGATCCACCAGCATAAAAGCGTAATGTATCGTCATCTGCACCTGGTGTTATTTCTGGTGTGATATAAGTATCTCTATCAAGATCGTATACACCACCTAGTGTATTCCAGCTAGTAGTATATGCTTCAAATACCGAAGTATCTGTGTTGTAACGTATCATACCTGCTGTAGGTGATCCAGGACGTTGTGCTGTTGTACCTTTAGGTAATGTTAAAGATCCTGTACCATTAATTGTTACAGTTTGACTACTTGGATCTAATACAATATCTCCGCCCGGGTTAGCAACAGTATTTCCACTAAGTTCGATGTTGTCAATAATAACTTGGCCAACACCATTAGTTGTAATATTAATATCACCGTTACTTGCAGTTGTAGTAATTGTATCATTATCAATAATAATATCATCAATGTATACTTTACCAATGTTTGCTTCTGACCAGTTTAGTAATGCTGTACCTAATTTGTATGTGTCATCAAGATTAGGTACAATGTCACTGTCAATTCTTGCATTAATATTAATTGTATCTGTATCTTCGTCACCAAGTGTAATATTGCCGCCGACAGTTACGTTTCCTGTAACATCTAAGTTACCTGTAATATTAACATTATCTTGTAAATTAATTGTACTAGTAGAACTATTAATATTAATATCACCGCTTGTACTACTAATAGTATTCCCGCTTATTCTAATATTTCCACTTTCAACTTTTGTACCATCAATTATTGTTGTACTTGTCCCGTCAGTAAATGTAATACCCTGATTGTTATTGAATAAGAATTCTGCATTAGTAAATGTTACTTCGCCTGTTTCTTGATTAATTCTAAATAAGTCTCCAACTCTAAAGTCACCTTTATGATCAACTGTGCTAAAGTAAACGTTTGCATCACTATTAGCAACTACTTCGTTTGCTTGTATTACTGCTGTTGTATCGTTAGTTACATCTTTACCTGTGCCAATGTAAGCAAGGTTCATACCAATTGCATAAACAACTGATCCGCTACCTGTGCCATGTATTCCATAGTTGCCGTAAACACTTGCACTTGCAATACTTCTAATTTCTCCACCAAAGTCCGAATGGTCAATTAGTGTTAGTGCTGTAGCTGTACCACCTGCACTAAAGTCAATGTCTTGAATAAACGTATCATCGTCTACTAAAATTTGTGATCCGTTGTCACCATTAAAGTCTAATTTTAAAACTGTATATTGATCAACTACTGTTGGTGCTGTAGGATTACTAAATGCGTTTGTTACTCCAGCGCCTTTTCTAACTCTAAAGTCATCTATACGTCCGTCAAAGCCTTGTGTACCTGCATAGTTGTTACCAATTACTAACGGCTTAGTAGTACCTAAATTAGTATTGTTACTTGTTGTTGCTTGTACTGCACCATCTACAAATAATTTGATTGTAGTTCCTACTCTTGATATCATAATATGATAGTAAGTAGTGTTTACTAAAGTAATTGCAGGAGCCATAATCTCTGTATTACCAATGTATACTTTAGGCTGTCTATCAACTGTATAAAAATGTAATGCGTTGTCTGTATCTGATCCTGCTCTAAAATCAAATTTACTTTCAGTTCCAGTATCATCTGCAATATAAATTACGCATTCAACACTAAAGTCGCCAGTTCCAAATCCAAAGTCACTTGCTGTTGTTAATGTAAATCTATCATCAGTACCGTCAAACAATCCTATACCAGTACCATATTTAACTGGAGCAGTTGTTGTTATCTGTGCATTGCCAACTGCTGTAACTGTTTTCTTAGCTCTGCTTAATGGAGTAATAAATCCGTTGGCTCTGCCATCAATAATAACTTCATTAGTTGCAACGCTTTCAATAGTTGATTGTGCTAATTGTGTTCCACTTGCATCTTTAAGTGTAATTGTTTGTCCTGCGGCAGGTGTTGTTCCTGCTAATCCGCTATACTTAATTCTTGTTTTACCATCGCCTTTAAGACCAGTTGTGCCTTCAAGTATTTCAATACCTTTGTCTGCAAAATATGTAAAACAGTTTAGCCATTCTACTCTTGCACCATTAGTAACTTTTAGTCCACTTGCATTTGGTGTAATAAATGTTACGCTGTGGAATAACATTGATGCTTCACGTGAGTCTACGTGTGCAACGCTACCATCTAAGTATGCTCCGCGTCCTGCATCACCTGCCGCAAATCCTCTTGGATCTGTATTAGAAATTGTTGTACCTTTTGTAATTACACTTACATTTCTAATATAAGGTGATCTTTCATAAACTCTAAAGTTGTTTGCAAAACGAAAAGCATGTCCTGTTACTGCTCCACTATTATAATAAAAATCTTTGATAGTAACATCTTCAACTGCTGAGTCGCCATTCATTACAAAAGCATCATTACTTTGTGTTCCGCTTGTTGGTGCAATTTCAACTGCACGTAAACTGTGTCCTCTTACTGTAACACCTTGTGGTACTGTTAATGGAAATGCTTCTTGATATTGTCCAGGATAAATGTAAACTGTGTCGTGTAAGCCAGCAAGCTCTAAACCCTTTGCAATAGTTGCAACTGGATCTTGTGGGTGTGTACCTGTTCTTGCATCACTACCGTTAGTTGCTACATATATAATATTTCCTGGTATACTGATCAAGTCAATAGCACCAAAGTCTAGGTCGTTTGTTGTTAGTGTGTTTGTTGTTACGTTAGCAAAGTTACCTGTTGCCCAACGTTTTGTTGCAGTACCAATATTATAAGTGTTATGCACATCAGGCATAATATCACTTGCAATGTCTGCATTAATAAAAATGTTATCAGTGTCACTGTCACCAATTGTAATATTTCCGTCTGCACTAATATTTCCTGTAGCGTGTAAGTTACCAGTAACAGTTGTGTTACCTACAATATTAATTACGCCAGTGCCGTTAGCACGTATATACAAATCATCATTTGTATTTGTGTTTTCAATAAATGTATTATTAATTTCTAAGTCGCCTACAACAACTCTATTACCAACAATAGTATTGTCAGCAGTTGCAATAGCAAATTCTTGTGCGGAAGTTGAAATAGTGCTAGTTGCACCATTAATAGTTACGTTTCCAACTTGGAAAGTAGTGTTTGTAATTTCTAGATCTGTTACTCTGGCAACGCCTGCAACATCTAATGCGTATTGAGGATTGGTAGTTTTAACACCGATTCGACGGTTTGTTACATCTAAGTATAATAAGTCTGTCTCAAAGGCTAAATCCGTACCATTACGTAGGAGATTTTCCTTTAAGAGAGGACCCGATATGCGACCAATTGCCATCTTCTCTCCTAATACGGGGATCCTGTCCCTCTAGCCAAATTCTCAACATATTGTTCTTTGCCGGCTAACCACAGTTTGTCCAGCATCGGGTTGGTCTACCCTTTGTGATGCGTTACTATTATTTAGCTTAAAAAGAAAATTAGTCTAGTATAAGGTTAAAAACGTAGGCCAATTGTTCAACATCAGATGATTCAATACTTTCAACTTCACCAGCCGCATTAATCCAGTTAGATCCGTTCCAAGTTTCAAGATATTCTAGTGTTAAATTGTACCTAGTATGTCCAACTTCTGGTCCTGCAGGACGCTGTGCTGTAGTACCTTGCGGTACAACCATACCGCTTGTGTTGTCAATTTTTAAGAAAGCTTCACCTGTTGTATTGGTTAAGCCAAAAGTGAAGTTATCACTTGACCAGTTCCATAACTCACTATCTCTAAATTTAATATTTTCTATTTCAGTATATCCAGTTCCATTAGATCTAAGTATACTTGTACCATTAGATTCGTCACTTGAAACTATATTACCGTCAATACTAAATTTATGCTCACTACTAAATCCATTTGATTCAATTAGTGTTCCGTTAAGTGTATGATTCGTTTGTCCTGCTGTAACAAAGTTAAACTGATTGTTTGATAAGTCTAAGTAAGTATCTCTATCAGTATCGTAAATACCATCAAGTGAGACACTACCAGCAACTTCTAATCCTTCGAGCGTATCAAAAGTATTATTATATCTTATACCACCTTGTAATGCTGGACGTTGGGCTGTTGTACCTTTAGGAAGTGTTATGTTACTTGTTGCACTTACAGTTACATTACCTGCGGGTTTAAGTATAACATCTCTACTAGTTCCTCCTAAAACATTTGTTACACTTGTCCAATAATCTATTGAAGGAGTGTTTGTAATAGGCAAGTAAAAAGAAGCAGTGTTTACTATTGAATATCCTGCCGCATCGTTACTTGCTAGTAATAAACTTGAGTAATGATCAAATAATGATGTTATGCTAGGTGCTCTCCAAACTAACGCTCCAGACATTGCTGTTGTTAACAAGTACAAGTACTCATAACATAAATCATTATAGTTCAATCCTGTAGGATCAGTATACCATGCAAATGCTGGATAGTTATAGCCTGCTTGTCCACCTTCTTGATATCCGCCACGTGCAGAATCCATTGCAGTTGTAAGTGTGCTTGGTCTAGTTGTACTTAACGCTGTGTGCAATCCGCTTATTCTTGGAATAATCATATTTTTTAATATTTTTTCGCTTGCTAAATCTCTTTGACTACCTACACCGTCACCTAAATAACTATTCATTTCGTTTTGATAAACACCAAAGGTTCTGTTTACAGCAAATGATCCAAATGTACTTGCTAATGTTGTTTCTTCACTTGCATCAGCATATACAACAATTCCGTATAATCCGCTCGAGAACGTTGCAAGTAATGCTGTATTATCAGCAACACCATCAAAGTTGTTATCTAAATAACTTGCTAACATATTTGCCGCATGTTTAATTGCAAGGTCACTAACGTTTGCTGTACCTAATACAGGAATACCAAATACTGTAGTATACCTTGGAAGTTGTGTTTTAAATCCTTGATTTCCGTTAAATATATCAGGAGTTGATAATTCATAATCAGTAACAATAAATTCACCTTCCGGACTAAACTTACCAATAATTTTATTATCTTCAAATTCTAAGTTTTCTACACGAACTTTACCTGTACCTTTTGCAGTAATATATAAATCTGCATTTGATTCGTTAGTTGCAATAGTTTGAGACGAAATACTAATAGTATTAATATTCGCTGTTTTAGTATGTAATTCTTTCCAACGATTTGCGGCAGTACCTAAAGTTAAACCTTCAGTTGAACCAGGTTCAAAGTCTTGACTAATGTTTGTGTTAAAATCAACAGTATCAGTTGGAGCATCACCTATTGTAGTAAGTGCGCCATCAATTGATAAATTGCCTGTCATATCAACACTTGGTGCAGTTACATTTCCTTGGAATACAATGTTTCCAACACTATTAAAGTTAATAGCAGATTTAGTTGCTTCAATTACATTGCCTTGAACAACAATATTATCTAATGCAACTACTCCTTGATTAAGTGTAACTGTGTCATTGTTATTACGTATTTGTACTTGTGAATTTGTTGCAAAAATACTTTCAATATCAAAACTAGTTCTTTCATTTTCTAAGTCAACTAAAAACTTGTCACCAACTCTAAAGTTTCCTTTTTGGTCTTGTCCTGTAAAGTATACTTTAGCATTGTTTAATTCTATTACTTCATTTGCTTGAATAGTTGTTGTATTATCATTAGTAACATTTTTGCCAGAGCCAATGTATGCAAAATTTTGATTAATCATATATGCTAAACAATTAGCGCCATCTGCTTCAATACCTTTGTTACCATATACGTTAGCACTTGCAATAGTTCTTAATTCGCCTCCGTATACTGTTGTTGCTTCTGGTGTTGTTCTACCAGCAGATCCTTGCGACATATAAATGCCTCTGTTAGCAAAGTATGTGAAACTATTAAGCCATTCAACTCTTACGCCATTTGTAATTGTTAATCCATCTACACCAGGAGTAATAAATGTACAACTATGAAATAGCATACTTGCACTTCTACTATTTGATGCAACTACTTGTCCGTCAACTAGAGCTCCTTTACCAGCATCGCCTGCGGCAAAGCCTCTAGGATCGCTTGCACTTGTAGTTGTACCTTTAGTTAGTACAGTTACATTTCTTATATACGGACTTCTTCCAGGTTCTTGTTCAAATATAGTTGTTGAAAAGTTATTAACAAATCTAAATCCGTATCCTGTATTTGCTCCACTATTATAATAATAATCTTTAAGAGTAATATTTTCAATAGTAACATCGCTGTTTACTAAAAATGCATCATTACTTTGTGTTGCACTTGTTGGATATATTTCTACGCCGCGAATACTATCACCTTGGATTGTAACACCCTTAGGTACAGTCATTGGAAATGTTTCTTGGTACTGTCCTGGGTATATGTAAATTAGATCTCCGTCTACAGCAACGCTAAGGGCTTTTGTAAGCGTAGCAAATGGACCGCCTGGGTTATTACCGTCATTAGTATCTGCACCGTTGTTAGACGATACAAAGTAGATACCAACATCTTTTGTAAGTTCAATGCCTTGATAAACTAGTCCGTTTGCTTTTACACTATCTGAAACTAAGTTATCAACAGCAATTTTAAATCCTTTTGCAGGGCCTGTACTATCATCGTCTTTACCAATATGAAATCTATCACTATCATCTGGTATTAAATCGTTTTTAAATTCTGCTAAGAAACTTGCTGTGTCAGTACTATCATCACCGATTGTAATTGAAGTACCACCGTATGTAATATCTCCAGTAGCGTGTACATTACCAGTTACAGTAAGTGTTCCTCCTGTTTGTAACTGTAATTGTCTTGGAACACTTCTTGGATAATATTTTTCAATGTATGCTTTAAATGCTGTTGTGTTTGCATGTTCTGCTAATGTGTTTGAAGCAGGAAAAGCAGTACCACTAACAAATTGTGTGTTTAATTCTTTTAACTGTAATACGTCATCTGCTTGAATATCGCCGTCACCGTCCCAGTCAAGTGCCGCTAGTTCTTCTGCTGTCCAGTTACCTGATTGTGATAATGATAGTGCATAATCATACAAACGATCCATGTCGTTTGGTGGGCTACTTGCACTTATCTTTGGTCCTGGATTCCAATAGTTTCCGTAGTTGCCGTTTGAATTCCAAGCCGCTGTTTGTCCGTCAAGAACTTCTGACTTAATACCAATACCGCCGTTAGTTTGTAAGGCTTGAATACCATCACCTTTAACGGCAAAGTTATAACTACCAATACCTGTGGTTGTTATGTATCCTTGAGAGTGTGTAGATTTAAGTGTAACATTTCCGCTAGGTGTACTAATACCTGTAGTTGCAAGTGTAATATCGCCAACTTTAAGACTGTTACCAAATATAATATCTGGATCACTATTACCTGATGCTGTACGTATTGTACCGTTTATTGTTAAGTTACGAGGAGTTGTTGTAGTGTTAATACCTAAAGTATTATCACGTTTGACAACAAGAAGATCATTATCAAATTTTAAATCTGCTAATTCTCTTAATAAGTTATCTTGTAGTAACTGTCCACCAATGCGGGCAACTTGTGTACTCATTATATTCCCTCTCTATATTACTACTATTTATAGTAATTACTTGTCGAAGTTATGTAGTACTTGTACTGGTTTGCCTGTTGGTACTGCTGTTCCAAATACTAGATAATACCCTGCCGCATATGGAGCGCCTGGGCCTGAACTTGGATTTTGAACAACTGTGTAGTTAGTTGTTGCTAATTGAAATACGTTTTCAATAGTAACTAAAATATTGTTTTCTGAAATAGGTACAGGGTAGTAACTATCTCCTGAATTTAATGGTCCAAATGTAGTTTCAGTGCCGTTACCATTGCCCAAGTTTTGTTGAACAATAGTTGTTGGTTCTCTAAATCTAATTGGTTTCCAAACACTGTTTTGATAAACTTCAAAATCGTTAGTATCTGAATTATATCTAAGCATACCTTCAATACCAGTATACGGACGTTGATTCTGTGTTCCTTTAGGTACAATAACTGCTTTGTCAGTATTAACCGTTGTGACTCCTAAAGCATCAATGTTTATGCCTTTAGAATCTGAGTTAATACCTCTAGAAGTTGTTTGTGCTTTTAAAAATCTCATTTATACTTCCAAATAACTAATAGTCATTACTAAGTTAGCTGGTGCTTGACCTGATGTAACAATAGTGTCGCCTGCTTCTAAAACTAACTTTTCAGTATCAAACGTAAATGTGTCAGCGCCAGCAACTACTAAATTATTAATAATTTGGTTAGCGTTTGGATCTGCTGTACCTTTAGTTTGTCCACTTGGTATAACATGCAAATCAAACTGTGAATCATTGTTACCGCCTGTGTCTACAGGTTGTGTATTACAAATCATAATAGTTGTAATTGCATATCTCTTACCAGCTGGAACTGTTAAGTGTGTTTTATCTGCAATAGAAAGTTGTCCGTTTATAATTGCCATATTTTTCTTTCCTTAAAATAACATACTAAACAATAGTGATCTATTAGTACTTATCAATTCGTCTTCGTATGCATCTTTGTTTTTGTACCAAACACCGCTATTGCCTATTGCAGGATCTTTTCCGTATATTGCAATATTTGTACCTGGGTTTACGCTTGTGCCACTAGCTTGTACAGGCATTTTTAAAATGCCGTCAATAGTTACAAATGAAGTTCCTGAACTACTAAGTGTTAAGTCTGTTGCACTAGTTAATGTTGATATTGTATTATCTTGAAATACAATGTCTTCAATTTCTGTTGTATTCTTTTTAAACTGTGCTACTTCTGCACCGTCAATAGTAATTTTTAAATTACTAACTCCACCATCAATACTTTCGTCAAACAAATTAAGACCTGAGTCTCCTCTTGCAATACTTTGAATTGTAATAGTTTGAATACCTGTTGTAATAGCATCGTCAACGTATTTTTTATTAGGTACGTCATCGTCGTCAGTAATTTGTGTTTCATAGTCATTTGTACCACTTACACTAATTACACCAGTTCCACTATTAATAAGATATAAATCTCCTCCACCAGTAGTAATAGCATTTGTTCTTAATCCAATAATTGCATTATCTGCTGTTTTAAAAACAAATGTTCCTGCTTTAACTGTTTGAGTTACAGGATCATTAAACGATGTTTGTTCGTCAAAGACCATGAACGCATCACTAGCAGTTCCTCTATCAATTTGTATACCTGCTGTGTTTTCAGTAACACCTGCTCCATTCTCACCTTTATTTAAAGTGATAATGTTGTCAACTAAATCTAATGTTTGTGAATTAACAGTAGTTTGTGTACCATTAATTTGTAAGTCGCCTGTAACAACAACTGTACCTGCTTGAGTACCTGTGTCAAGTGTAATAGTATTTCCACTTGATACTCTTGCTACATAGTTACCGGTATTTACATTTAAAATTTTTGACATTTATAATTCCTTAAAGTAATGGGGGTAATTAAATACCCCCAAAAACATTTATGCGTCTTCTGTTAGATCGTCGTCATCAGTACCTGATAATGTGTTATCATCACCAGCTTCTTCCATTCTAACTAATCCAGCCGCGGCCGCACCTGTTAGAGCGTATTTTAACGATGTTCCTGCTAATGCATTTGATCCAGTAGCACTTGGAGATGCTAAAACAACTTTACGTCCTGTAATTTTTGCAACACCATATGTTTCTGAGTCAGCACCTTGTACTGAAATTGACATTTCACCTGCACTTAAAGCCGCAGGTAATTTACCAGTTGCTAGAGTACAATCAAATGTTCCGGGTGTTTCAATTTCTTCAACACGGAATTTTTTTGATCCAAGTTGCTTGACAATGTAACCTTCTTTAACTGC